CGACAACCTTTGGTGTCAAGATGTCAAAGCAGGTCAAAAGACAAGGTTGTTTTACGTTTAAGTCGTTATTAGAAGAAATGAAGTTACAAATTTTTGATGCTGATACCATCAGCGAGTTGTCAACGTTTATTGAAAAGGCAGGATCGTATCAAGCAGACGAAGGTTATCATGACGACTTAGCAATGTGCCTAGTACTGTTCGGATGGTTAACCACAAACACATACTTTAAAGATTTGACAGACATAGATATTCGTGAGAAATTATATGCAAATCAAATGAGACAAATTGAAGAAGACCTTACCCCCTTTGGTGTTATTATTAGTGGAACTGAAGAAGAAGTCTTTATTGCTGGGGGTGATTATTGGAAAGTCGATACATCGTATCGATAAGCACAAAATGTGTAAGTTATAAATAAAAGATAAAATGAAACTGATCATTTTAACATAAGGAGAAAAACATGGCTTTTCAGTTATCGCCTGGAGTCCTAGTTACCGAGCAAGACCTTACTAATGTAATTCCAGCAGTTTCTACATCTGCTGGTGCATTCGTTGGCAACTTCGCATGGGGACCAGCGCAAGAAATCGTTACTATCGGATCTGAAAACGAACTTGTAAGTAAGTTCGGTGGACCAGATAGCACTAACGCAGTAGACTTCTTTTCTGCTGCAAACTTCCTAGCATACGCTAACAATCTTAAACTCGTTCGTGCAATCGGTCCAGCAGCAAGAAACGCTGTTGGATGTGAGCAAGATGCAGTTGTTATTCCAAACCAAACCGTATATGAAGATAGTTTCAGCGATGGTGAAGAAGCGTATGAATTTGCTGCAAAGTATCCTGGAGAAAAAGGTAACAGTTTGATTGTTTCAATCTGTGACTCGACTGGATTTGACACATGGGATTATGCGTCGAGTTTCTCTGGTGCACCAGGAACTTCTGCCTATGCTGCTGCTAAGGGTGCATCTAAAGATGAAGTCCACGTAATCGTAGTCGATAATCTCGGAATGTTCACAGGAACTGCAGGGACAGTTCTTGAGAAGTTCCCATATTTGTCAGTTGCATCCGATGCAAAGGGCAATGACGGTGGAACACTCTACTATAAGAACGTAATCAACACACAATCAAAGTATGCTTGGTGGGGTAAACACCCAACGCAAGGCGAACTTGAAGACCTTTCATGGGGTGCTGCTGCCAGCGCAGGCGTTTATCAACCAATTGATACTGCGGGTGAGCACACTTGCACGTTCACAGGTGGTGTTGATGACGCTCCTGAAAATGGCGATCTTGAAGATGGTTACTCATTGTTTGTTGATAAAGAACAAGTAGATATCTCTCTTGTAATTACTGGGGGACACGCTGACATTGTTTGTCAACATGCGATTGATACACTTTCACTCGGTCGTTTAGATTGCGTTACCTTTGTTTCTCCTCCTCTTAACACGGTTAAGAACAATTCAGGGGATGAAGCAGATGATATCGTCACATACTTCAGAGAAGATCTAAATCGTTTCAGTTCGTATGTTGTTGCTGACTCAGGTTGGAAGCGCCAATACGATCGTTACAACGACGTATTTGTAAACGTTCCTTTGAATGCGGACGTTGCGGGTCTTTGTGCACGTACTGACAATACCAATGATCCATGGTTCTCACCTGCAGGTCTAAATCGTGGTGCGATTAAGAATGTTGTTAAACTTCTTTGGTCTCCAAACCAATCAAATCGCGACGAATTGTATAAGAATGGTGTCAACCCTGTAGCAAGTCTTGCAGGAAACGGTATTGTTCTCTATGGTGACAAGACACTTCTTGCGAAACCATCGGCATTCGATCGTATCAATGTTCGTCGTCTATTCATCGTTCTTGAGAAGGCAATCGCAACTGCTGCTAAGTTCCAGTTGTTTGAATTCAACGATGTGTTCACTCGTGCACAGTTCAAGTCGATCGTAGAACCATTCCTCCGCGATGTTCGCGGTCGCCGTGGTATCTTTGACTTCCGTGTTGTGTGTGATGAAACCAATAACACTGGCGAAGTAATTGACCGTAATGAGTTTGTTGCAGACATCTTCATCAAACCTGCTAGGTCGATCAACTTCATCCAATTGAATTTCATCGCTACAAGAACTTCGATTTCGTTTGAAGAAGTCGGCGCATAAACCCCTATAAATAAGAAAGAAATGGAGATCTAATAATGGATATTTCACAATTTAAGGGGTTACTAGGGGCTGGTGGTGCAAGACCAAATCAATTCCGCGTAATCCTAACCTTCCCTTCATTGGTTGGTGCAAACATTGGCGAGGCCTCTTTGCTGGTTACGGGCGCTGCACTTCCTGCGTCTAACGTAAACCCAACTCTACTTCAGTATCGTGGTCGTGAAGTTAAACTCGCTGGCGAGCGTATCTTTGATCCATGGACAATTACTGTTGTAAATGACACAGAATTTAAACTTCGTCGTCCATTCGAAACATGGATGAACAGTATGAACAATCTGGTTGACAATACAGGCGCTACGAGACCAAGAGATTACCAAGCACAAGTCACTGTGCAGCATCTTGATCGTAACGATGTTGTTCTTCAAACCTACATACTTGCTGATGCTTTCCCGATTAACATGTCGGAAATTGCTCTTCAGTATGGTCAGAACGATGTTGTCGAAGAGTTCACTGTAACATTCCAGTACCAGCACTATACCACTTTTGCTGGCGCTCGTCCTGCTTAATATTGAAAAGTAAAATTGAATAATGGAAATTTTTGGTTATAAAGTTGAAAAATCCAAGGCGGCACCGACGGAAAAATCGTTTGTGCCGCCAACGGACGATGGCGGTTCCGATGTCATAAAGGCAGGTGGTTATTTTGGCACCTACCTTGACTTAGACGGAACCGCCAACACCGAGGCAGAACTTATTAAAAAGTATCGCGACATTGCTTTTATGGCAGATGTCGATTCTGCCATTGATGATATCGTGAATGATTCTATTTCAAACCTCGACGATGAACGTCCAGTCGAAATCAATCTTGATAACGTTAAACTATCTGACGCTATTAAGAAAAAGATTCAACTAGAGTTCGAGACAGTTTTAGATTTATTAGAGTTCAATCTAAGAGCACAAGACTATTACCGTCGTTGGTATATTGATGGCAGAATTTACTTTCATAAAGTAATTGATACCGCAAAACCAAAAGAAGGTATTACTGATATTCGTTTTATCGATCCTCGTAAGATTAAAAAAGTCCGTGAGATCTTTAAAGAAAAAGATGAAAAATCAGGTGTTGAGTTCATCAAGAAAATCGAAGAATACTTTGTTTATAATGAGCGTGGCATTGTTCTAGATAAAGCACAAACTGCTTCTCCTGGATCTGCTGCAACAATGAAGGTTACTAGAGATGCGATTTGCTATGTTCCTTCTGGTCTGAGTGATCAGGATAAGAACATTCCATTGTCGTATTTGCATAAAGCGATCCGCCCTGCCAATCAGTTGCGCATGATGGAAAACGCTGCAGTAATCTATAGAATTTCGAGAGCACCAGAACGTCGCGTATTCTATGTTGACGTCGGTAATCTCCCAAAGATTAAAGCGGAACAATACCTTGCTGGTATTATGAATCAGTATAGAAATAAACTGGTCTATGATGGCAACACGGGTGAAATCCGTGACGATAAAAAGTTTATGTCAATGCTTGAAGATTTCTGGTTGCCTCGCCGCGAAGGTGGCAGAGGAACCCAGATTGAAACACTTCCAGGTGGTCAGAGTCTCGGCGAAATCGGTGACATCGACTACTTCCAGAAGAAACTATTTCAATCATTGAACGTTCCTGTATCAAGAATGCAACAGCAGTCTGGATTAAACTTCGGACGTGCTGCTGAAATTAACCGCGATGAGTGGAAGTTTACTAAGTTTATTGCTAAACTTCGTCGCCGCTTTTCGCTTTTGTTCGACGATCTTCTTAAGACTCAGTTAATCCTAAAGGGTATCATTACCGAGGCAGACTGGAATCTGATTAAGAACAATATTGAATACAAGTATGCTACTGATGCATATTATACTGAGTCGAAAGAACAGCAAATTATACAATCTCGTGTTGAGATTCTTAATGGGATGGCAAATTATATCGGCACGTTATACAGCAAAGAATATGTCCAAAAGAATATTCTCAAACTAACTGATGACGATATTGCACAAATTGAATTAGATAATAAGGCGGATCCAGTTCAATTAGAACCTGCGATGCAACCGCCGCCAGAAGAAGGACAATAATAATGGACAATACTGAGGTTATTAAAAGTTTAATAAATAATATTGAAGCAGGTAA